ACCGATGCCGCTATTCGCCGCACCATTCAGCGTCTTGATGACACTGATACCCCAATGGATCAGCGTTTCTTTCTGATTCCTCCCTCAAGCCGCAACACTTTGATGGGTTTGGCTCGTTACACTGAACAAGCCTTTGTTGGTGGTACAAACAGTACTATCCGCACTGGTGAAATCGGTAACTTGTATGGTATCCCTGTGTTTGTTTCAAGCAATTGCGACACAGCATCAGGCAGTAACAATGCACGAGTTTGCTTGATGGGTCATAAAGACTCAATGGTTTTGGTTGAACAAATGGCTATTCGCTCACAAGTTCAGTACCAACAGCCCTACCTTGCAACTCTGTATACAGCGGATACGTTGTATGGAGTGCAGATTCTGCGTTCAGCGGCAAGCACTGGTGCGGCTAAGTCTGCATCAATGTTCGCTTTGTTGGTTCCAGCCTAATTGCAGTTGTCCCTCCTACTTCTAGCAATAGGGGTAGGGGGACTTTTTTAACCTAATTAGGAGAAATCAAAATGGCAGCAGCAACAGCAGTCGTTTCCCGCCGTGGTAACGATCAATTTCGTGGTTTATTTTCAGACACTTGGCTCGTAGTAGCCACATTAGACTCTGCATCTGTAGCGTCTGGTGCGGCGGGTGCGGCAACTGATACTGTCACAGTAGCAGGAGTGGCTTTGGGCGATATAGTTCTTGGTATGTCACTTGGTGTTAGTGAAGCTGGATTGGTTCGTAGAGCCTATGTTTCAGCCGCAAACACTGTGACAATCGCAACCAATAACTTAACTGGTAGTGCTGTTGATTTAGGATCAGCGACAGTTGAGTTGATTATTGTTCGACCAGTGTAAAGACGGGGGGGCTAGTCCCCCCTTTCTCATTTAAAGGGTTTTATGGCTACTTTTCGTTGTCTTCAATCAGGTAACACTGTGACTTTCACATATCAACATGATATTGACTCCATGAAGGGTCATCAGGGGTATGTAAGGATAGATGAACCAGAAGTAACCATAGAGTCTCTTGATTCTGAACGTACAGATACCGCATTTGCGCCTGTAATTCCATCAATTAAGCGTATGGGAAGACCAAGAAAGGTTGCAAATGTCTGAGATTGACGCAAGAGATTTTGGTAGGTTAGAGGCTCAAGTAGAGGCTCTAAATGGTCAAGTAACTCAATTGAGTATGGACGTAAAGTCATTACTTGAACTTGCCAACAAAGGCAAAGGTGGTTTTTGGATGGGTATGACTATCGCTTCATTCATGGGCGGTGTGATTACCTTTGTTGCTGATCGACTCTGGAAATAAGGGGAACACTATGTACGGAAAAATGTCGGGTGGTAAGGCTAAAGAAACTGCAAGCAAGGGCAAGAAAAAGGGCGTTCCTGTGACTATTATGGTTGCCGTTGGTAAGCCAAAAATGCCTATGCCTATGAAGGGTAGCAGGACTGCTACCAACATGATGAAGAAATCTAGTCGGGGCAAATAATGGCATCTTTAACTACTCCCGTCACCTTACTTAATGCTGTTGTTGCGACAGGTGCTTCTAGAGCCGTTCAAGCAGATGCTGGTCAACCCGCATTCTTGCAAGTTTCAGGTATTACTACTGCAACTGTTGCATTTCAAGGTAGCTTGGATGGAACAACCTTTGCCACAATTGGTACTGCTTTGACTGCTGATGGTATTGTCACCATAGCTAATGCTCCCAAGTATTTGCGAGCAAACTGCACTGCCTACACGACAGGAACTATCACAGCTAAAGTGTTGTATTGACATGAAAAAGACTAAAGCACAAGCCAAGATTAGCAAGGTAATGACTGAGTTTGGCAAGGGTAAGTTGACATCTAATAAAAAGGTTGTCAAAGACCCAAAGCAAGCAATAGCTATTGCCTTATCTGAAGCTGGTAAGGCTAAGAAGAAATGAAGACCAAATCCAAGGTCAATCAAGCAGGGGTTTACACCAAACCCACCATGCGAAAAGCCTTGTTTGAGAAGATTAAAGCAGGGTCATCAGGTGGTAATTCTGGTGAGTGGTCGGCAAGAAAAGCACAACTTTTAGCCAAGGAATACAAGGCTAAAGGTGGTGGATACAAAACTTAATAAGGAACAAATTATGCGAGTCATTGAAATCAAATCAGCCAAATCATTTAAACCTTGTGCTGGATGCCCAACTCCAAGCAAGTGCAAGGCAATGGGGAAATGTGCTAAGAAGATGAAATGAAAGACCCACAGCAATCTTTAAAGGATTGGGGTAAGCAGAAATGGCGTACTAAGTCAGGTAAACCCTCATCTCAGACAGGTGAAAGGTATCTGCCAGAGGCGGCAATCAAGTCTTTGAGTTCTGCTGAGTATGCGGCAACTACCAAAGCCAAGCGAAAAGGTACTGCGGCTGGTAAACAGTTTGTGAAGCAACCCAAAGCGATTGCAAAGAAAACATCAAAGTTTAGATGAGGTAAAAGATGAAAACACCCACTTGGCAAACAAAAGCTGGTCAAAATCCAAAAGGCGGCTTGAATGCCAAGGGTAGATCGTCTTATAATGCGGAAACTGGGGGTAATCTGAAACCTCCAGTAAAGTCGGGGGATAACCCTCGCAGAGCAAGTTTCTTGGCTCGTATGGCTGGTAACAGCGGTGCAGAGTACGACAAGAATGGTGAACCAACAAGATTGCTTCTTTCGCTCAGAGCATGGGGGAGTACCTCCAAGGCTGACGCTAAGATAAAAGCTAAAGCTATATCCGACAGGAATAAGGCAAAAGCGAAATGAGAGCATTATCAGTTGGAGTTAGTCCTACAGCAGCAGTAGACACAACTGTCTATACCTGTCCTACTGGCTATTACTCAAAATTTACTGTAATGTATATACACAATACAGGTGGGTCTACCAAGCATATAACTGTTCAATGGTTTGACGCAAGTGCTAATACAACCCTTGATATATTGACTAATTACGATTTTTCATCAAAGACCTATTTGCAGTTTGATGGCAATGCCTACATTGTTTTTGAAGAAGGCGATAAGTTAAAAATAACTACTCAGTCTGCAAGTTCATTCAGTTTTATAGCAACATTTGAAGAAGAAGGGTTGAGTAGAGCATGACCTACCTTGAACTTGTAAACGATGTACTCGTAAGATTACGTGAGACAACAGTATCAACTGTTTCCGAAACCTCTTATTCTTCCTTAATTGGAAAATTTGTTAATGATGCAAAGCGTCAGATTGAAGATGCTTTTGCTTGGAATGTTTTGGGTCAAACCATTACAGTGACCACTGTAGCATCTACACCCGCTTATTCTCTGACAGGTGCTGGTCAGAAGTTTCAAGTGATGGATGTAATCAACACCACAAGCAATGTGGGACTCATAAACATCACTTTTGTGGACATGAACCGCAAATTAAACTTTACTCCACTTGTCAACTCAATACCTACAGAATTTGCGTTTGATGGTGTTGATGGTAGTTACGACACTAAGGTAAATCTATATCCAATACCTGATGGTGTTTACACAATTAAGTTTGCCCTGACAGTGCCACAGGCTACCTTGACATCAGACTCAACTGTTGTTGCTGTTGCTGACACTCTAGTGGCTCAGAATGCCTATGCTCGTGCTTTGGTAGAGCGTGGTGAAGATGGTGGTTTGACTTCATCTGAGGCATACCAGTTGTATAAAGCTATGTTGTCTGACAGCATTGCTTTGGAAGGCACTCGCTATCCTGAGAATCAGGAGTTTGTTGCGATATGAGCCAACAAATACAAACCTTTAGCGTTTCAGCGCCAGCACTTTATGGTCTGAATACGCAAGATTCACCTCTTGATCTTGCGGCTGGATATGCTTTGGTTGCGACAAATTGCGTAATTGACCAGTATGGTCGTATGGGTTCACGCAAAGGTTTCTCAAGAGTCAATTCCTCCAGTGGCAATTTAGGCGCTAATGATGTAAAAGTTATTCATGAGTTAGTCCAAGCTGATGGTACTTTGACTGTATTGTTTGCAGGTAACAACAAGTTGTTTAAACTTGATGGAAGCAATGCTGTTGTTGAGTTAACTTATGGTGGTGGGGGTACTGCTCCAACCATTACTGATAGCAACTGGCAATGTGCATCATTAAATAACATAACTTACTTCTTTCAGTCTGGTCATAATCCTTTGATCTATGACCCTGCTGTCAGCACCACAACGTATCGTAGAGTGTCTGAGAAGTCAGGTTATGTTGCTACTGTTCCTGATGCCAACATCTGTATTTCAGCTTTTGGTAGATTGTGGGCGGCAACTACAACAACAAATAACTCTACTGTCTTTTTCTCTGATTTGATTGCTGGTCATGTTTGGTCAACAGGTACATCAGGTTCTTTGAATGTAGATCGTGTATGGGCGAATGGCGCTGACCAGATCACAGGTCTTGCGGCACACAATGGGTTTTTGTTTATATTTGGTAAACGTCAAATTCTTGTTTATCAAAATGCCACTACACCAGCATCAATGTCATTAAGTGACACTGTTGAGGGTATTGGTTGTATCGCAAGAGATAGCGTTCAAACAACTAGCACTGATGTGCTGTTTCTGTCTAACTCTGGTGTCAGATCACTGATGAGAACAATCCAAGAGAAGTCTGCTCCTGAGAGAGACTTGTCTAAGAATATTCGTAATGACTTAACAACTGTACTAACTGGTGAGGCACTGGCAGACATAAAGTCGGTTTATTCTGAGCGTGAAGCGTTTTACTTATTGACTACACCATCCATAGGTGCTGTATTTTGTTT